GGAAAAAGACTTTGAGATGCTGGAACGGATTTTGTCATAGTATAAGAGAGCCACGCTAAAATAGTTCTACCGATATTTAGCGTGGCTTGTTTCATTTAAAATACTCCATAACTTGTGCCGATTGTTCACGGAGACCACAGCAAAGATAATTTTGAGTCATTTCCACGCTTGCATGTCCCATCATTTGGCTTATTGAGTATAAATCGGCACCGCGTAAATACAAATTGGTTGCAAAACTCCGGCGTGCCGTGTGGCTTGAAACAAATTCCCATTTTTCACCTTCCACTTCCTTTCCAGCCTTGAATACTTTAACCGCCTCTGTGATTCCGGCTTTCCGGCAAATATTACGGATATTATTGTTGAATGTCGGATCACTAACTTCTTCTTTAGGCAAATTTGTTAGTAGCTCTTTCACGATTGGCTTCAATGGCACTGTGGCATGAGTTTTAGTTTTTAGGCTGACATAAGAGATCATTCCACCCACTATATTACGGTTGTTCAACCGTGTATAGTCACTATGACGGCAACCGGTAAAGGCTCCTATTAAAAATTGTGTGCGTACCAATTGTTCGTTGGCATTCTTGGGAACATAGGTGATAATTCGTTCAAGTTCTTCATCAGTAAGCCAAACATTAGTGCTTCTCACATTTTTTACCGAAAGGATTTTATTATAGTCTTTAGGTAGCTCAACCTCTTCATTATACAAGTTCAATACAGCTTTTAATTTGGCGGCATATTGGCGAACAGAGTTTGGTGCCAGCCGTTCTTCCATATAATCAACAAAAGTCTGCAATCGGATTTTTGAAAGATTCTCCCATGTTGCCGGGCAATCATTTGCCCGACTATACATGTTGAGTATAATTTCATATTTTGGGTATTTTGCCAAGAATGCTATGCGTAAGTCTTTCATTTTTATTTCATTTCTTTATTCCAACCATCATAAATATCTTCCCAATTATCACCTAAGCCAACCCTTATGCCGAAAGCGTTGTAACATTGTTGTACCGCTTCTTTCGGTGGTAAGTATCTCCCGTCACTTAACATTATATAGCCTTCGTTTATTTCTTGTTGTAGCAAGTTTATATCTACTGGCATAATTTCATCAGGGAACAGCACCACGTTTCCTTTACTCGTTTGATAACTGACTCTTGGTAGTTCAAAATGCCCTCTCTGCCCAGTCAATAAAGAACAGATTCCGATTTCTCCGGTAATGAGATGAACTTCCGTGTTTGGCGCATTTATAACCATAAAATAGGCGTTATCGTCATTTTGGAAATGATTTACTACTCTGCCCACCCTTTCTGTATCACATCTTCTCATTCTCTCGTCCCAAAGATGTCCCAAATCATCATGGAACCGGATATAATCTCTTACTTTATCCCATGTTCTTACAGACAGAAATTTCATAGCAGGTAGAGTAAGAGTTTTTTCTACACCATTATCATATTTAAGTTCATGGGTAAAGTAATGTTTTCGTGAGCCGGTAATGTGTATATCCGTAACATCAAAGTTTTCATCATATCCGTTTTCGGTGGAATATTCTTCAAGAACAACAATATCAGTCTGTACGATTTCATCAACTATCTTTTGAAACTCATTATAGGCATTGGTTAGCAGGTTTTCGGTATTCATGTTGTCCTGCATGGGTATTTGTGCAACAAGTCTTATTGGGTATTCATTATGTTCTGTACCGTAGCACATATTCTCCACAATACCACAATTAACCTTCCCACATCTTTCATGAAAGAAGTCCATTGTACGCAATACATCTTGGTTGCTTAATTTCGTGGGTTGGGTGACAAACAGCACATAACTTACTTTTACCCTACTAAGAAGTTCTATATGCACGTTTGTAACACTTGGAGGCGTGTCAATAAGAACATAATCCGGTTTGATAGAGTGTATTTTCTTTTTAGCCAGTTCAAGATATTGCCTTACCATTGATTTTTCCAAGTAAATAAACTTGGAAAACATATTTCCAGAAGAGTGTACCCAAATCATTTCATGCGGATGATCGCCTTCAAATTCGGTGTTCATTGACGGGGTGTTTATATCTGCATCAATGATAAACACCTTATTCCCTTGTTTTGCAAGCAATCTTGCTATATTTGCGGTTGTTGTGGTTTTGCCTACGCCGCCTTTGCCTGAATATATTATAACAGCTTTCATATCAATTAAATATTTGGTTCAATAAATTCTATATTAGCCATCCGCATTTCATCTTCAAACGTCCATTTGTAATTGTGATTTTCCCAAAATGAAGCATATTCACAACCACGGCAAGTAACAGAGTATCGGCCTTCTCCTATTTTTCTTGCTTTACAAACATCGCGGAAAATCCGGTTATCTATCGGAAAGTCTGTAAAACATACGATCTCTTTTCCTTCATCCAGTAGCTTTTTAAGAAGCTGATAGTCACGACTGGTTCTATATGGCATATTCATGGTTGGCTCCTTCTTTCATCAATTCAGGATTATCAAAAGCATTTCCTATGACTCGAATTTCCCGTTTGAAATCATTCCACCAATCAGGTGAAATTTGTTGCCATGGGTTCATCCATTCTTTATTTAAGTCGCTGATATTGGCAAGGCAAAAGCAGGCATATTCATCTATGTATTTAACCAATTTGGGATATTTACCATTAACACTAATAATGTCATGTTCGTAAATTTCTGTACCTTCTTTATCTGTTTTGCCTATAAATTGGCCGATTGTTTTGCAATCAACCTCATACTCTATGAATGTTCTTTTACCTCTATGGTTCAGATCACCATATACCCACATCTTTGTATTAAGGCTTTTGCCTCTGAATTTTATTATTCTCATAAATATTAAGAGTCAAGTTTTTTAATAAATTCATTTAATCTACTGGCTGAATAATCGGTACCGCCAATTATAAAATAACCATCAACGGCAAATTTGAATGCTTCAATGGCTTTTTGTCTCATTCCTTCTTCGGCTATCGCTATTGCTGCATAGGCTTTTGCTTCTGATATGGCATATTGCACATAGCCGGTAGAATCCATCCGGTTGTCACTTTCCAAATCCAAAGTGTTACGTCTGATATAATCTTTTGCTTTTTGATTCATAATTATGCTAAAATTGCTTTATTTGTTTTCTAAATTCGTTCCATTCGTTGTTGGTAAAGTTGAAAAGAGTCTTTTTGCCTTTTTCTTCCCAATCACTTATGGCATAACCTACTAAATAAACTTTTTTAGTGCTGAAATCAAATCCTGTCACCCTATAACGTTTTTCATTATCCCGGTACATTGCCCCTTTGTATAACCTTCTGCCTTTGGAGTCTATGAAGGGTTTAATATTGCAGAATGCTTCATAGCTTTGGCAGGCTGAAATATTTCCCGAAGTAACAGCTTCCCGATAGAAATTTTCACCATAGCCCTTACCGTTGGCGTTGACTCCAAACCAGTAACCACCGCTGAATTTTGAAAATATATTCTGAAAATCCTCTTTATTGAATTTCATTTGAGATATTATAGCCAACTTAACTGCTTCATACATGGCTATGTTGACTCGTAAATAAGAATCAGTCTTTTCATTGTTCCAAACAAATTCTATCAGTTCAAAAGCTTTTGATTTTTCATTCATACTTTAGGGTATTTTCCTTCTCCTTTCGGATCAGTTCATTAATAAATTTACTCATGTTCGGTTGCTCTCTGACAAAATCAACCAAATCAATATCCAGTCTAATAGCATAGACCTTACTTTTCGTAACCGGTTTGTTTCGGCGATAACTTCTTTTGGCTTGTTTATTCTCTTCCATAATGATTCATTGATATATGTAATAATTCGTTTGAAATGGCTGTAATTTAGGTTTGTTTGCCTCTTTTGTTCCGTCTCTGATTCGATGATTACCTTTGGTGTGAAAACGTCTGAAATCTCCCCAAAATAGTTCATCTGCATTTGCCTTTGGTCGGATTGTTCCCCAAACATATCGCCGTAATAGTTCGGGCAACATCATGGAAACAAATAGTAACGCTATACATTGGTGATTCAATAGTTCGGGCACAACGGTTCGGCTGATAATTCGTTCATGTTTATGTATGAAGATAGGCACCGGGAAAACCAAAGGCCGATCAATATACAATAGTTCGGGTGTGTATGCGCGTACTGGTTCATCCTCTGTTATTGGTTCGGGTACATTTGCGTTTGTTTCTTCGCTTACTGGTTCGGTCAATAGTTCAGGCAAAGAAATGCCGGATAGTTCGGTTAA